CTTGTCGGCATCAGCAAGCTGATCCTGTAGCTCTTGTATCTTAGCCTCTGCCTCTTCCAACGCTGCGTGTGCGTGTTTCTTTGCGGCTTGGTAGCCAGCAACGAAGCCCACGGTAGGATCAACAGTATCCCACTTATTTAGATCCTTATCCTTGCTGTACTCCGCCCACCACTCAAACGCCATCTCTTCAGGTGTCTTACTCATTTTGTGTCTCCGCTATGGCTTTCGCTAGTGCTTCTGAAAGTGAAATCTTTGCTTCACCTTTTAAGTTCAATCCGTAATCTACGCCCTCTAAAAAAGCTGATGTTACTGCTTCGATTCCTATTCTAGCACCCAGCGCAAAACAACATCCTTGCCAACGGCTAGCGTGTTGCTTTGCTGCCTTCAAAACCAAAACTTCCAATTTATCGAGCATTATGTTTTTTTCATAATCGTTTATTTTTGCTTTCTGCTTTTCTGCTGTTTTGCGTTTGCTTTTCATTGAGCCGCATCTTTTGACACGGCTCGTATTCTTACTTTTTTTTGCCAGTTTTCTTTTCGGCACCTTTAATTTTGCCTTTGTTGACTGTTGCGTAGAACACTTCTTCGCCTTTCTCTTTGCCATAATGCTTCTCCATCGCTGCGCGTATTTTCAAACCCTTCTTTGTTAGTGGCATGGCATCTCCTCAAAATGGAATTAAATCATCATCGTCAATTTCATACGCTGCGCTCGCGCCTTGCTTGCCTTGCCCACTTGGTATGCCCTCGTGTTCGTGTTCTGCTCGGTCGTGGCTGTAACTTATGGCCGATTGTACCATGAGCTGCAGTGCTTCCATGTCATCTTTGTAGAGGTACTTGGAATCCTTCCACTCGCCGGTTTGTTTATCCTTGTAGCGCTTGCTGATGGTGTACGAGTAGCCTCCGTTTCGGCTTTCCCATATTGCAAGCTGCAGTCCCTTTTCCTTGAATGTTTTAACTGGCGGCATGTTACTCCTTTATTTTACTAACCACTGTTTTAACTATTTCTGAAGCTCGTGTTGCGTCTTGCACCGACTTTTCCATATTGGCGCGGTTCTCCGTCCAAATGGCTGCGCGCTTGAACATATCGGCTATCTGCGGCAACTCATCTGCGTAAAGTTTATCGGTTTTTTTCCATTCGCCGGTGTGCTTATCTTTGTAGTGCTTTCCGAACTCAAAACTAATGCCCTGGCTATTTTGCCAGATTACTAACTGAGCGCTTTTGCTTTTGAACGCCCCAATTCTTGTTCCCATACCAACTCCTGTTTGATAAGGTATTTGTAAGGCCAGTCCATTGGCCCTCCTAGTTACCCCCTGGTGTAGCCGTAAACTGCACCAGGGGGGTTTTTTATTCCTTCATTGTCATTTCCAGCACATCCATCGCCCACCGCAGAGCATCAATTTGCCCTCGCTCAAACTCCGATAGCTTTTCATCTGACGCAAATGAGTCGATTATGCGCTGCAGTGCAGCCTTATACTTTTCCATGTCGCTTTTTCCAGTCTTTGAGTAGCTCATTTACCACATCCGCTAGGTACACTTTGTTTGTCTTGGCGTATTGCTTCAAATAGTTCACCAATTCCACGTCGGCGATCACCGTCCATCGGCGAAACCCCGGTCTTGGTGTATCGTCTCTGCGTTTTGTTTTCATGTACTACCCCTTCTGCCCTTCCTTTAAGTCTCAATTTCTTGCGCTTATATGTTACCAGCATCGCTCCAATCCTCTGTAATGCACTGAGTTAGTTTTTGCAGTCTGATGGGTGCTCGCCATATTCCCGCAGTCATTTCTTTGGCTTCGCAGTCTGAAAGATACTTTTCAGCGGCTACGCGGCCCTTTTCATCCAGCTTAGACACGTCGTAGAACGTAGGCTGTGCTCTGCTCTGTACGGGCTCTGGCTTCGCCTCTGCTTGAACTACTTCCGCGTCCCAGTCTGGCAGTTGGTCGGCATGAAAATCGGCCTTTGCTTGCGCTTCTGCTGCCTTTTTCTCAGCCTTGTATGCCTTGGCCGTGATGACTTCGCCTGTGTTGGTGTCAACTCGTGCCGCGCCATACTCTTGGGGCATTTCCTCGGCTGTGTAGAGCCCTCCAAGCTCGTTTATGAACGCCTCACGGATAGCGAGGCTCTTAGCGCACTTTGAAAGCATTACCGTGGGCATTTGTTTCCATATCGGGCTCGGCTTGGCGTACTCGGCCATGTATGCCGTTGCTACGGATGGAAAGCGTCTGTCCTTTCGGTACACTTTGACGGTGCTGCTAACTAGCTGCTTCCCGTCCCATTCAAACGTCACTTCCATGCCGTCATATTGAGGGTGGGAGTTAGCTATTTTCAAAAACCCGTTGATGCCGGTCATGAGTTGCAATCGACCACCTGCCTTGATTGCCCAAATCTCTTTAGTGGCAGGGTTAAGTCCGGTTGCGCGGCACATCTCAGCAAACAGAGCAAACTCTGCGTCTGTCAGTCCTGGCGCTACTGTGTTTCGCAGTGCCACCAGCATTTCATTGTTGTTTGTTACTGTTAGTTCTTTAGTCATTTCCATCCTTTATCAAAAAAGAAATCCATTTCGTCGGTTGTAGGGTCGGAGACTTCCCACCCATCAACATAAAACTGATGCTCACAGCGCACACAATCCTGCGTGATTCCAATTTCTTGAACCACTTGGCGGGTTGTGTCGTTGAGTTGCACCAAATCGCAGTGCGGACACATTATCCAATTAAACATTTTCAATGACGTACCTCTCTGGATCGGCGTTGTAGATGCAATCATCGATTGCTTCCAACAGCGTTTCAGAGGGCTGTTGAAGCTGTTGCTCCAACCGCTGCCAGCCATTCTCGGGCGTGAAAATTACTCTGCCGTCTGAATCATAGCCTGCAAAGACTGTGAACTGGTGTCCGTTGGCGTCAAACTTGTATTGTGGCCAGTCAATTTCTCGTAAAATCACAGAACCTCCTTTTTGCAGGTTCCGCACGGCTTGGATGGTGCTTCGGTTTTTGTAGGCGCGACGGTTTTCGGCGTTGCCCTGCCGAAGAGGGTTTTCAATATATTCATTTTTGTTCTCCTAGTTTGTTACTGTATCCAGCAACACAGACTTCGTATCATTGAACTGTTGACAGTGCAAGGACTTTTTGCGCGTATCTTTGGCCTTCTGCGCATTTTATTTTTCCGCAGTTGTAAACCGTAAGAGCACGCTTTAGATCGCCATGCAGGTCTAGTTCTTCGCGTAGGATTTTAGCCCCACAGCGTAGATTGTAGGTTGCGTCCCAGAGGTGATCGGCGTCAGGTAGACCACAGCGGCGAGCGTTGAACGGCATGATTTGAGCTATGCCCCGAGCACCGACCGGAGAAACTGCCTCGGGGTTATAGGCACTCTCAACACGGACAAGAGCCTTCATCACCTTGCGGGATAGTCCGTAAGCATCAGCGGCTCGCTCTACCTCAGCCTCGAGAAGCCCTCTGGAAGCCGTCACAGGGAGCCGAAACAACCTGCCCCCATGATAGACCAGGGTCTCGGGCAAAGAGCAGTAGCACGCAGCTACGACAAGGGCCGCGCATAACCAGCCGCAGCCCTTTTGATTGTCCTGGCTCACCGTTTACCTACCGTTGAGCGAACAGCCATAGCAGGGTCATCGCCTAGTACGTAGACTCTAACGCCGACAATGCAGGTGATGACGCCTACAAAAAAAGCAACGTGCAGGACCGTGACAGCGAGCCCGGTCGGGGTGAATAATAGGTTTTTAATCTGTTGCATGATTATTTCTCCGTTGGTTGTGTGCAGTCGGTCCAGAAGTAGCATTTAAGCGGGACATTGTGGGTCCGCTGGGATTCTTGGCGCTCGTCTACACGAGAGATCCAGAGTTTCCCGCCGATTTCCATGCCGGTGCAGCCGGTCAGCGCCATAACAGCGCCAACAGCGGTCAAATATAGCCAGGTTGATATTGTTTCCATTGTTTCCTCCGTTTGTTGGTTAATCGTAGCCGTTCGCAGCATCTTCAAGGATTTCCTGCAGTGGTTTGATGGGATTGCCCCAGGCATCATTTGGCCGAATAGATGTGACTGTCTCTGAGTCGGTCATATCTTTGTTGTACTCCTGCCTCGTCACAATGCTGTAGCCGGTCCCGTAGGGGTTCGGTGGTGGCTGTAGTGGCGCGATTGGCTGCAGGGGTACCCCGTAGGGTATTCCCGGGCGCATTGGCAGCGGTGGGGCATTGTAGGGCACATACTGAGCCACTGCCGCGGTTGGGATAAATGCTAGTGCAAAAATGAGATGTTTCATGGCTTCCCCTTCAATTAAAACCAACGTGACACAATACCGCGACCCAGATAACCGCGAACTTCTTTTTCAATGCGGTCGCGTGTTGGGTAGCTATCGCGGAAATAATCCCAAATGACCGATGCCAACACCGCACACGCTGCAGCTCGGTACTCTGTTGCAAAGTATTGGCCGGTGCAGTAGTCAAAACGCTTTTTTGCAGCGTTATAGGTAAGCCGACCCGAAAATGCCTGTTTACATGCTGCAAGGATGTTATCTGCTGTGATGCTGTCGCGTAATTCAACGAACCTGAGCATTTTGCGAGCCTCACGCCCCTCGCGTAGCATTGGGCGATAATCACCCATAAATGAGTCGCGGTCGCCATAGTTGCGAAAATCAATTCCGCTACGCTGTCCAATGTGGGCGCGCATAGCAGCGATAATCTCGGCTTTTGTTGGTGTTGTCTGTGCTTCCATTGTTTGTCCTATGTTGTCTTGGGCGTTATTGCCCTTGCTGTATACAGTACCAGTAGGACGCTACTGTGTAAAGTAAAGTTTCGCACAAAGTTAAAAATATCTTGAGGGGAGAATCTGGCGCGGCTATAACTGCTGGAGATAATAAAAAAACCCTCGTCAACCGGCTAAAGTAAACGAGGGTTTAACGGAACAAAAGTATGCCCAAGGTATCAAACCGCCCCTATTTTCTCAAGTGTTATGAACAAGTGCTCCAAGGCGATATCAAGTCTCGGGAAATGCATATTTTCGCCATTGTGGCCGAGTTCGAAGCCAACGGCGCCCGGTGTTTCATCAGCCGAAAAGAGCTTGGCCGGCGTATAAACGAGTCCGAACACACTGCCGAACGCTCCGTCCAGAAATTGATTGCAGCCGGGTTATTGATTGCAACACGCGAGGGGAGGTTGCGGTACCTATCAACCAGTCTCACCAGTCTCAACCCTAAAACTGAGACTTTTGAGACTTTTGAGACTCCAGCCGATCTGTGCGCTGGTGATACAGATAGCAGCAACGATCTGTGCGCTGGTGATCGTCGATCTGTATCAAATATGGGGGTTGATCTGTGCGCTGGTGATACACTAACTAGATCAATAACTAGATCAAATATAACTAGATCAATTAAGCAGAGGCAGCCTGGTAGTGATCTCAATTCTCAAATCTCCGATCAATCTTGTTTTGTTATGCAGTGGGATGAAAGTCGGCAGGTGATGGTAAGGCGGAAGGTTGATTAGAGGCGCTAGGATGGCCCAGGTTAAGATATAACCGGCTAGGCTAGGGGTAGGGTAGGGTTAACCCCTAGAATGCAGTGGTGGGCATCCTAGAGGCTTTTAGGGGATTATTCGTATTTTAATTCATATTTAAGCGTTTCAATTTCTTCCTGGAGCTTCTTCATCTCATCATTTCTGGAATCGTATCCCGCAATAAAAGCAATTTTTAAACTGATAGAACTTGCGGTAAGTTCCAGATTACGATCTAGCCATTTGTCAAGAATAAATTTATGTGCTAATTGCTCTTTATCCATAAATTACATTTCTCCGTTGTGGTCTTTGTAATATTTATCGGCCTCATCCCAACCCGCTACAAATCGGGCGACCAGTTCATCTTTGTCTGGTTCTTTATTAAATACGTGCTCAGCGTAGTATTTGATTTCTTTAGCTTTTTGCTCTTGGTACCATTGCGCATCGTGTTCCTTACGCCACCCCAAACAAGTGTTGTAATAGGATGAACTAGCCTCATCTTCTGCCCAATTATCTTCACATACCTGTTGAAATGATTTCTTGCTCATATATTCCTTCGTTACTTGGGACTATCGGGTACCCCGTGGGATACCCTGTAAACCCTACTGTATACAGTTACGGATAGCTAGTCAATTAATTCGTGTAGTTCATACTTACGCTGCGACACTTCGGGCCAAGCAAAGTACCGATTGTCTGAGCCTTTCCAGAACGCTACGGTCGGCCCGAACTCGTAGGGTGTACGAGGGTAGCCAGGGATATCGCGCGGTACCTCACGCAGTACATCAGAATCAAGAGCATGATCAGAACATCCTAAAGCAGCTAGACAGCGAGCTAGTGCAGTATGCCCGGTGATAGTTTTCAGTTTTTTTGATTCCATAATTGTTTTCTTCATAATCACATTAAACTAGTCGTTTACGCCTAAAAATTGCTCTACTTTGTGTGTGCCAGATAACGCTACGCCCATCGCAGACCAGTACAACTTGCCGGTCCACTGCTTATCAGTACGAGCTTCAATAGCATCAAAGAATCGGTGTAAGTTACGTACCAGGAGAGCTTCTTTAGTGCTGTTACCTGCTTTATTTGCTACATCACGCAACATAGCGTTACGAGTGTAATACTTATTTGCTAGTTGTCTTAGTTGGCGCTTGTTTCTCATATACCCTCGCTAATCATTAACTACTGTGTAAAGTAGTATGCACTATGGATGCAGTACTGTAAACAGTAGAATCAAAATAAACACAAAAATATTTTCAGCACTACCAGTAATCAATAGGTTAGCAATTCTTGTTGCTATTGCTGGCGACAGTAGCTACCGTGATCGTGTGTGGTACAACGGGAGCCAATGGTGGATGGGTAAGAAACGCTACTCCAAGGCGAGGATAAAGGTAGGACATTATCATACTCTCGAGTACGCTCGAGGTAATCTCTACTTGGCTATACGCAGACGCTTAGGACTTACTCGAGTAGCTATGTCACGCTTGCTAGGTATAGGCGAGGAGACGCTCCGCTATCGTGAGAGGATGAAGCGCGTGTATCACCCATGTGAGATACTGGCATTGCTCGAGGTAAGCGGCATGACGCTCGAGGAGTTTATGCAGTTACTCAATGATATCGCGTAGTTAGCCATGCTATTGGGTTACCTAACTAGTTTTCTATTTCTAATAAAGTAAGTTTCTATAATGATTCCAAGGGTTTGCATGTGGATTCTACACCTACAGTTTCCAAAAACAAAACCAATTCGAAAACTGAGGGGGTACCGGTTACTTCTATATCTCACTACCCATATAAAATTCCGGTATATAAGTTCAAACTATGTTTTACCTAGTGGGGCTAAGTTTTTATGAGCGGTAATGATTTAAAACAGGAAGTTGGTGAGGCTGAGTTGGCCGAAAATTTGGAGCCGGAAATTGAGGTATTGCCGCCTATTATGCGGGAGGTGCCGCAGACTAGGGAGCACCAGCGGGATGAGCAGTTAGCGTTACAGATACGCGATTTGGGGCGGCTAGGACTGTCCAAGAGCAGTGCTGCGTTAGCGGCTAGGATTACCCCTTACCTGCTGGATAAATACTATTCTGAGGCGTTTCTGGAGGGTCAGAGCGAGATGCAGAAGGGGCTAGCGAGTGTAGCAATAGCTGAGGCTATGAATGGTAATACGCCTGTGTTGCTTCATTTGTTAAAGACAAAATTAGGCTGGAGTGAGCAGCAAACGCTTGAGATAACGGGTGAGATAAGGAGTGTGGTTAGTGCCAAGCCGCTCACAAAGGAAGAGTTCGTCCAAAAATACCTTACCAGCGACGGAGAGGATTAGGTATTATCGCTGCAACTATTGTGGCTATGTTGGAGTAATAGTTACCAACAAGACTAGGTTTAATTGTGGTTCAAAGCGGTGTAGGGAGTACCTACAGGCCAGTAAGGTTAAGGCTAACGAGGAGGACTATAGGAGGGTATGGGAATAGAGCATAGGGAAAAGCCGGAGGAAGAAAACAGTAAGCGCTGCCCTGTTTGCAGCCATGTTAGTACGGTAAAAGTAGGCCAAGATGATGAGCCTTATGTAAGTTTGTTTGCTGGCTGTAGTGGGCCGTATTTTGTCTGTCAAAACCCTAGTTGTAATGTAGAACGTATTTACACCGGCAATCTTGTTATGATTAGTGGCGGGAGTTGGCCTGGTGAGTGAGTATAACGCTGATGAGCAGGTTGTATGGGCTCCCCAACTTGGCCCTCAAGAGGCTTTAGTAGCGTGTCCAATAACCTTGATTGGCTATGGTGGTGCTCGTGGTGGTGGTAAAACTGATGGGGTGTTAGGCAAGTTTGCCGTTAAACAAGAGCAACTTGGACCTCACTTTAATGCCATATTTTTCCGTAAAGAATTACCTCAAGCAGACGACCTTATTGAGCGTGCCAAACAGATTTACCTACCCCTAAAAGCTCATTGGCAGGATCAGAAAAAACAGTTCACTTTTGTAAACGGGGGCAGACTTCGTTTTAGGCCGTTAGCTAATGATTCTGATGCTGAAAAATACCAGGGCCAGAACCTCTCAGATTGCGCCATAGAGGAGGCGGGTAACTACCATGACCCAAGCTGTATCTGGAAGCTATTTGGAGCGCTACGAGGCAAGGGAGGCGGCCAAATCATCCTTACTTTTAACCCGGGTGGTATCGGCCATAGCTGGCTTAAAGAACTGTTCATAAAACCGGCCCCAAAAGGCATGAAGGTTTTGCGGA